AAAAGGAGCCCTGCGTTGCATTCCAGATATAAATACATCCGCGCCTTTTTCCAGGCCATCCTCCACCACCAGGTCGATATCTTTTCCGGCCTTGATCAGCTCCTCCAGATATGCCTCTAAACCATCCAGATTCAACGTCGCTCTGGTTGTCATCCGGGCTTCACCCACTTCACCTTCAGTTCGATATATTCGTGCCTTTGCTGGATGTCATCCATCGAGGTAATTTCGTAATCCTCTCCATCCAGCTCCACCACACAAGTTTCATCCACATCAGTCTGGTATCGGATTAAAACCGTGGCTGCCCGCAGTGCATTCACTGAATTTGCCGCCCAGGTCTCAGATCCATGCACACCCACCCACTTCGCCCATACCGACGATACTGTGGTATGGATCGCCGTCTGAAATCCTCCTATGCCTATCGTCACCGATCGGCGCTTCAGTCTGATCCTCGTATTCAACTCACCCGGATTGGTAACCTTGGTCCCAATTTTCATCACATCTCTCCCGGTGGCACCAGCTTTACCTCATACCATTTTTCGCTCAGATCATCACTGGAGGTCTGCTGGATATGGCCATTCTCCGTGATCACACTCTCAAACTTTGTCGATTGGTCCCCGCTCGAGCCGACCTTTCCCACCAGGCTGATCACTGTGTCACCCTCTCTGGCTGCGCTCAGCGTGATCGATCCCACTCCATCGTTCCCCTCGAAGATGTAATAATAAAGCGCCATCGCCTCCAGCTGCGCCATGCAGGCTCGAAATCCCAAACTAAGTGTCTCTATTTCGCTGAGCATCATTCCAGGATTCTCATGCCATTGAACTAGTGCAATCCTGGCAGCATTTTTAGCCTCCTGCGGTATCGTCGTCTCCGCTGCCCAATCTCTCCCGGTCCCCCTCCTGATATAAGCATCGATTGCCGGGAGTAGCAGTAGCATGTTCGGATCGTCCTCTGCGCAGCGCAGGACTATCGCCCCTTCTGCATTTGTTAAAATATTCGGCCCTGCTGCCACTTCCCAGATGGATCCCGATACCTGGTATAGCAAGTTTTGCTGCACCACCCCTATTCCGGTCACCTTCACCGCCAGCGGACCCTCCGTATCGGTCTCGCCTGCCGTGAGCTCATATGTATACCAGCCATCGCTGATCTCGGCTTTGGTCCCTATCCCAGCCGAAAATGCTTCGCCATCCTTGGAAATCTCCACGGTGAAAGTATCATCCAGCCCCGGTACTTCGACCCCTCCGGAATCCACCAGTACAAAGGCAACCAAATGTATTTCGGCAAGAGGCAGTATGATCATGGAATGTTCACTTTCTTATACAAGCCTTTTAATAACCCGATGAATGCACCCTCCAATAAGAATATCGGCGCCTTTCCTCCCTCTTGTACGGAAAGGATTGGGCTACTGAAATCTGGTTCACCAACGGATAATGTTATGGCCATAAGGAAATGGATCTGGCTGAATGTGGGCTCATCCATCGTGGGTGCACCGGTCGTAATACTGTTCGCAGTCAGGTAATCCACATCTTCTTCGGCCTCAGCTAATATAGGCATCCCTAAGATTGGTGTATCTGTGATTATGGCATCAGCCGTTAGCGTATGCGACTGGGTAATGACGGGAAGGCTAATATCTGGCGCTCCAACCGTAATTTCCACGGCGCTCAGGATATGGATCTGTCTGAGTGTGGACTCATCTAGGTTTGGTGTCCCTGCGGTGATACCTGTACCGGTCAGGATATGTACCTGCCCAATGTCGGGCTCGGCCAGTATTGGCGTTCCGGTATCAATCCCATCGGTTGTCAGCGCATGGACTTGCCCTATAATAGGTGTTTCTAGTGTTGGCGCTCCTGCCACCACTCCAGATGTAGTCAACAAGTGCATCTGCCCTATGATGGGTTGCCCAAGAACTGGATCACTGGTGGCCAGTTCCCCACTTATCAAGACATGAGTTTGTCCAATGGTCGGATTATCCAGAGCAGACGCACCCATCACCAGTTCTCCACTTGTTAGAGTATGGATTTGCCCTATGGAAGGCGCTCCTGATGTCGGCGCTCCGGTTGCCAATTCACTATTTATTAGAGCATGAACCTGGATGATAGCCGGAATCCCAATCGTTGGTATGCCGGCATCGAGATTGTTGGCTGTCAGGCTATCTATTCCCGAAAGAATTGGAGATTCCAATATTGGTGCGCCGGTCGTAACGCCAGTCGCCGTGAGTGCATGCACTTGGGCAATGGCCGGGGTTCCAACTGCTGGCACCCCGGTATCAATTCCGGTAGCCGTCAATGCATTTATCCCGACAAAGTTACTGGTCGTGACTATATTGGAGCTGCCAACCGCTAGATGCGTATCGGAATTGGCATTAGAGCCCGCACCATCTAATTGATGCGCTACCTGTATAAAAAGATATTCGTCAGTAAGTGTGATCGCCGCACCTGGCGACCACGTTATGGTGATTGTCTGGAAAGCTGAGTTAGCCAGGTTGACATATTGCGTAGTCGTGATCGTTACCCCGGTCAATTCGGTCGGGCTGGAACCATTTACATTAGGACTTTTCCAGATGCGGATTCGCAATATGCCATCATGTGTAGAAGTGGAGCGTGTCTCACCTTCTACCTGAAAAGATAGTGACCAGTTGGCATTGGCAAATGTGCCATTGAGCGTGTTCTCGCTACGGAAGCAATCGCCCAGGGTATTATCTGGCGCGCCATCAGGTTGTACGGGTGTAGTCAGATGTGCTGAACTCGCCCGTTCAGTCTGACTATCCATACGGGCATAGCGCGTGGCAGCCAGCGTACCCACCACCCAACCGGTCGATAAACGCGCTTGACTAGGGGGCGAGCCACCATCCTGCAGAGAAAGATGATTTGATCCCGAAGCCAATGCATCCTTCAGATAGAAGATCTTAGCAGCCAATTCAATCCTTTATGCCGGACCAGGAATGCCAATATCGAAGGTTGCCAGCGTGAAGGTATTTCCATCCGTAACTACCTGTCCGGCGGCCAATGAATTTGTTGCAACTAAAATACTGGCTCCATCGGTAATCGCCCAATGTGTTGCAGTATTTGTTTCAGTTACCGTTCCATTCGTGATTGCGGGAACCGTCACTTTGCGCCCGGTCGGTGTTCTGGCTCCCGGCGCGCCAATGACCAGGCCAGTCTTATTGCCTGCGCTCTTATTGGCATCTGTTACTGCCTGGGAATAGGTGGTAGCCTCACCGATGGTGATATCCAGGCGTGTGCCATTGGTCACCAGCCATTCCAGACCTTTATCTAGTACGTTAGAATTTAGATAGGACATTTTGTATTCCTTCTAGGAGGCGAGGATTTGCCTCACCTCCTTATCTGTCTTTAGGTAAAAGTTGAAATCACCTCAGTTATCCTTTTTGGCGTCAGGCTCTTGCACCTCCAATTGATTTATCCAGTATTCACAGTCCTGGATCGCTCCTAAATAAGCGTTTAAATTAGCCTGCAGCTGCACTAGGTTAGCCTGCACTTGCGCCTGTTCGACCTTTAGCTGCTCCAGGCGTTTCTCAAGCTCCTCTCGGTTGATTGGCATGCAGCACCTTTAGGTATTCTGATCAAATAATGGAATGTAGTAAATTCCATTGTGAGTGCCGTCGTTGATCAGGATCTTCAGCACAGCATCCGCCTCATGCCCGCCAGCGTAACCTGCAGAACCGTCACCAGTTCCGGCAGTGGCAACACATGATAATGCTCCACCAGTCGGCTTCACCAGACTGGTGAAATAAGCGGCGTCAGACTGGGCATAGAGCAGCGCTTGGTATTTCAGATCCTTGTTGGAACTGATGCGGATGGCATTGAATTCCTCGAACGGTTGCCCGCTAACTCCCACCGCATCGATCCACAGACCAGAAAGCTCACCGGCCGATAGTACCCCGCCGGTCGCATCTAGCTGGGCGATTAGCGCGCATGCCCGGCTGTCTGCATGGCCGAGGGTGCCGGTGACTACTAATTTACCCTGGGCGCCATAGAAATACGCCCCGCCGGTATCATTGACACCCGATAGGGTGATCAGGCCGCGCACTCCGGCAATAGTCCCGCTGGCGATGTGCGCATGGCTGGCTGTGAGTTGTCCGTGGACTTGTCGCACTGTGCCAAGCGCAGCAGTTGCAATGGTCTGTGCTGTTATTAGCGGATAGGGAAGTGCTTGAAGGGCGATTTTTAACTGATCCGGTGCGATGCTTTTGGCAGCCTCGGTCCCGGCTTCAATCTGAGCAGCCGTGGCAAAGGTCGTTTCACCACCGGTTAGACCGGTGATGGTCGCCCCACCTGCAACCGTCACAACCGCGGCTGCTTCTATAGTTAGCGTTCCGCCAACTACCCACTCATCGCCGCCGTCGATCATTTTATTTTTGGTGATTGGATATCCCATAAAATCACGCTCCTTTTTTTGGTGGGCGGATGAAGGTAACCGTTAGCCAGTTCATCCCATCCGCCCCTATGGATTTATTAAAATAGTTCTGGTTACGTCGGCAGGGTGATGTGCAGCAAACCCATCGCCGATGCATCCATCACCACCGTATCGGCGCGCATGACGCCCTTCACTTCGGTGTTGTTGAACCGCCAGGCATCCCCACCGATGTTCGTGGTCGACATCTCGAACGGCATCCTTCGGAAGAATGTCAGGAACTCTCGCCCATCGCCGATCGCTATCTGGGTCTTGAGGTTGGTATCGGTGTCCGCAAACAGGGCATTCGGCATTACCACAACCGGGCGTCCCTTCACCCGGAACGCCGTCGCCTGAGACGGATCAGGCTGCAAGAGCGGTCGCCCTGTGCCATCTTCGAGCTGGTCCAGCAGGTCCAGACCGCTCTGGTTCATAAATAACGATGCTCCAGCGCTAACCGCCGGATCCAGCGTCTTGTTGAGCATGGTCTTGATCGCCGTGAAGACGGTCTTGTAATCGGTCACGTTGGTGTCGCTGATCGCTTTCAGGTCGGTGCCGATGAGGGAGGTGTTGGTGATCGCGGCTTTCTTCGCAAACCAGCGTGCCAGATACGCCATGATATTGATTGGCGTGTCGCTCAAGAGATTGGTTACGATCGGCAGATATCCCATATATTCCACGATGGTATAGGTTTTTTGAGCGAATTTCGGCTCAGAGGTGATTTCTGCCCCGGTCTGGTTCTCGGTGTGAGCAGTAAAACCTGTGGTTTGAGCTGCGTATTCAACTGCCCTCCAGCCCGAATAGGCAGTCACGTCCTCGATGTTGAAATACTGAGACTGTGCTAGGTCGGTATAAGTGCGCAGCAGTTCCCTGATCTTGTTGTCGAAATCGCTGGGCAGTAGGATCGCGCCCTCTGAGGCAGAGCTGGACCCACCTGTTTCGGTCAGCGCATTGAGCAGGATCCCATACTTTTGGATGCTATGCTGGCCATCCATGATCGATTTGGGTGTGACGCAGTTTTTGAATGCTTCCCAAAACGCTTGCCGGTATTCAGGGCTGGAGCGCAGGTCCTCGATGGCTTTTGGCTCTGGATCCCCTCCGGTTTTGACGAACTTGCGGCCGGGATCGCCATCGGGCAGGGTAGTCGCCTGCATGGAAAGATAAAGCTGTTGAGCTTCCTTGGCTTGCGCCTTGGCTTCATCTAATTGGGGACGAAGCTTCATAGCCTCGTCGGTTTTATCGGCCTCAAAGTGGTCGTTGATCTGCGCGGCGATCTGCTGAACCCGCGCCTCTGCCGCATTTGCGGCGTCATAATACTTTTTCAGGTCCATTTTCTACTCCTTATTTAAGTAATTTAACCTCGGCGCGGAGGCGGTCCGCCGCCTTTTGTTGATCCCCGTCATTGGGGTTATCCTGCTTTGGGGCAGGTCGTGCATTAACCGGCTGGAGTCTTTTCCGTAACTCTGCCGGAACGTTCTCGTAGGATTTGAGAGCATTGATCATGGCCACGTTTTGCAGGTTGGCCGCCGGTTCCTGTTTCTTGTTTTTTTTGGGAGGCTTGAGTACTTCATCTGCGAAGCCGAGGTCAACTGCCTCCTGGGCAGTCATCCAGGTTTCATTAGCCATCATGTTTGATAGTCTGGTCCGGCTCAGCCCGGTACGGGCTTCGTAGGCATTGATGATCCCATCTTTGACGGTTTTTAACTCATCCAGCAGCCTGGCCAGATATTCAATGTCGAGTACAGCCAGGAAGAACATGACCAACGGATCATGGATCATGTAATAAGCCGTGTCCTGCATCTTTACCGCATCCCCAGCCGTTGCCACCACGGTCGCTGCGGAGGCTGCCATGCCATCGATGCGCACAGTTATATAGCCCGGGTAATCCTGGATGATGGCACGCATGATGGAAGCCGCCACCACGTCCCCTCCATAGCTGTTCATCCGGATTGTGATCGGCCCGCCATTGCCGAATCTATACAGATCCTCCTTGAACATCTTGGGGGTGATGTCATCATCGAACCAGGAATATTCGCTGATATATCCATACAGCTCCATCTCTGGCTCAGCCGGCTGATCATCTGGCTCGGCCGCATTCGCTATATTCCAGCGCCAAAACGGTTCATGCGGCTTAGCATTGCCATCGAAACAGCGGATCGGTTCACGCCGGTGGATGATATCTTCCAGGCCGGCATCCTTGCGATGCGCCTTGAGATGCTCTTCCACTCCGGCCCGGTCTGCTTCTGGGATATCCGCTTGCGATAGCCTGGCCAGGGCATTGTTGACGCCATTGATGTTGGCCGGTGTGTCGGTTCCTGATTCGTGATGTGGAAATTTATAAGAGCTCTTGGTTTCCGAATCGCCTTCGTCGTCGATCCAGGTGTGCATATAACGCAATGTCTTGGCGTCGTTGGGCGCTTTTGCCACCTCAGCCGGTCCATCCCAGGAGCTTTCGGTATCTGTAGCTGTTTTATGGGGTCTGATTGCTCCCATCACTGTCTCCTATCGTTGCAAAATTCATCGGCATGTAGAATTTATTCCCTCCGGGATATGCTGAAAGGTCATCGATCTGGCGCCCTTCATTGGGAGTCAGAACACCTGATTGGATGCGTTCTTTGGTTACCTGCGAGCGGGTTTTTGCGTCTGTTCGTAATAGAACATCCCGGTTGAATTTGAAATAGGCGTAATTTTGTTCTTCCTCACTCAGCCAGCGCAGTCTGGCCACCTCTTCTGCTTGGACCAGGTAAGGATCCAGGGTGGTTTGGAGATAATCCAGGTTGGCCTGCTCATTGGAATTGTAGGCTTGCTTACCCATGTTCAATTTGAAGAGCGGCATGCCAAAGAAATTGGCGATCTCCAGATCGTTCTCCTGAATCGAGGCCAGGAATTCCATGTCGACCGGTTTCATCGTGATCGCTTCGAACTTGGTGATCTTTGAATCCATCACCGCCAGGCGGTAAGCGTTGGCTGAGCCGCTGATTGCCTCTCCATAGGTCTCCCTGATCTTATCCCGCGCTTCCTTACTCAGCTCGCCGGGCATATAGATGATGCCTGCCGGGTTGAGACCTTGGGCGTAGAATTTCCCCTGGGTCTCGTAAGCTCCCATCTGCCTTCCCAGGCTTTCTCGGGCATAGGTGACAACCGAGCGACCATTGATGCCATCGATTGAATTGATCATCAGGTGCAAGACCTCGACATCGGGCAGATATTCGATCTTTCCGTTGGAAAAGGAGGTCTCATACCAAATATTTCCGGCCAGGTCATAATATGGATAGGTGCCGCTGCCGTTCAGTACGAATATCTCGCGCCGCTGCCCATATTTGCGTGGTGGTTGCCAGGCATAAGCGTTTCCCCAATAAAGCAGCCACAACATGAGGGTCTTCTTGAATATGAACGGGACCATGTTCCGGTTGGGGGAGATCTCCAATAAATATGATATATTTTGCATGCGGAAGTCAGGTCGCATGCGTTCGATCTCTCCTGGTGCCTTGGCGATGAATGTCTGTAATGGCATCTTGGCAAAATCATCGCTGATAATATTGCCGCAGCGGTAAGCCGTCGAGATATTTTTGGCGCTCTCGGCGGTAACATTCTGGCCGGAAGAGTTTGGCAATCCCATCGAGCTGATTAGCTCCGGCAGGTTGAGAATCTTGGAAGCGGTTTCATTCTTGGGTTTGGCAAGATTCCTGATGATCATTGCTTACCTCGTTTTTCTCCATCTGTCTTGCCTAATCCGATTAAAATACCGGCGATAAGGAACATCACTCCGCTCACGAACCATACCAATAATGGATTTACCTGGTAGACACCCACCAGAATCAGCAGGCATCCGATTAAAATAAAAATGTCATCCAAAAATCTCATCATCACATGCCCCAATCATCGCTCATAATCTCAGCGCTGATATCCACGCTGCCTTTATAGAACCTCGCCCTGCCCATTCCAGTGATCCAGGCAGCTGTGCAGTCGATGCGCTTGGTCCGCACCACCGATTTGCCTTTATGTTCTTTCACGTACTTTATGAATCCCTGCCCATTGGTGGCGATCGCTGTATTGCCAAAGCACCACCTGGCCACCAGGTTATTTTCGTGCGTCATCTTCCCGGTCAGCAATTTGCCGGATGCAATCTTGATATCCTCATTGGGCGTTTGTCCTTTAAGTAGGATCTCGGTCTGGTTGAGTGGATCTGTCAGGCTGATGAAAGTCTGGGGCATATCCACGCAGGTCAAACCCTCCTGTTCCAGCACCTGTAATAGCATTGTGGCAAATGCCCGGTCCGCAACGATCTCCTTTACGTTATATAAGGTCTTCCAGAGTAGGATCCGTTTATGGATTTCGGTGTAGTCGATGATGTTTCCAGGTGTTGCTGTCAGATAGCCAGCCTTCTGCCAGGTGTCATAAGGTACGTGGTCCTGGCGGATGCGCTCTTTCATATTGTCTTCAGGGATAAATGGATCCCAAATGATTCGCCAATCCCTCTGATCTCCTTGGGGTGGAAAGATCCCGCTTATGCAGGAAAGGTCGGTTGTCGTCGATAAATCCAACCCGATAAAGCAGTCTTTACCGGCTAAGTCTGTCCTGGACCAGCTGCCCACGGTCTGGTCGAATAATTCGATCGGCTGCCAGGTCGTCAGCTTGGTGGTGATCCATTGGTTTAACCTCAGCCAGCGGAATAATCGTTCCTCTGCTGGATTGACTTTCGCCTTCTCAGCTGCTTCCCGGACGGAATCAATCTGGATCGTGGTCCCCAGGGATGGGTTGGCTTTATACCAATTCTCTTCGTTGTAGATATCATCGCCCTCGTAATTAAAGACTACGACATACCAGGTTGGATCGATGGTCTCTCCGGATAGAAT